TGGTCGAGTGCTGTCGGCTGGCCGGGCTCAGCTACAAAGCGGTCAACCACGCCATCCAGAATGACGAGGACTTCAAAGCCCAGTTCCAGATCGCCGAGCAGTTGGTTCTAGAAAAGCTAGAACGTGAGGCGATGCGTCGGGCTGTGGAGGGCACCGTAGTCCGGAGTCGACGTTTCTGGCGTGGTGAATTGGTCGCAGAGGACATCAAAACGGAGTACTCCGATAACTTGTTGATGATGCTCCTCCGGGCCAAGGCTCCGGAGCGCTACAGAGACAACAGTCTGATCACCATCAACCAGGTGATCAAGGCAGTGGAGGGATTCAATCCCTCCGAAGTGCTTGGACTCCCCACTCCGGTTGGTAACAACGCTGGTAACAACGCTGCGGACTCCAGTTCGTTCTGAGATGCAGAGCAGTACGGATTCCGCACTTCACAGCCGAGTGGTGACGGCTGATCCGCGCTGTAAGGACCAGCGCACGCGTGCGTCCTTGAGGCGCGCGGGGGTCGTCAAGGGGTACCACATGCCCCCCACCGGGGAGAAGGGGGCGCGTGGGGTAACCCAAAATCCAGAAATCCTCAAATGTCCCACGATGGCCTCCGGAGTGAGTGTGGACTCCGGACTTACTCCAGGGCTCCAGAGAGGTGACTCCAATTCTCAAACCCAGCCTACATGCACAAACGACTCCGGAGCCCAGTGTGGTTCGGATTCCCAGACCATCGCAGCAGGTAGAGATCCTGTGGCCGACCTGCGACCGGTGTGGCAAGGTGCTGCTCCGGCTCCAGAAGCGCTGGTGCTCACCGACCTGTCGTCAGAATGCCTGGTGGTGGGGCGAGCAGCTGCGGCGCTACTGGGACGAGGACGCTTCCTGAGCCAGCTGGTTGCGGCGAGTGGCTCGGCAGGCAGTGACGTGGTCGCTGATCATATCCCAGGCCAGCGGGGTGATCAGATGCTTACGCATCATGTGCTCGCTGATCCACCAGACGTGCGGGCAGGTATTGCAGCGCAGGTTGTCAGCCTGGCGGGTTGTTCCGGGTGGGATCGTCATCTGGAAGCGCTTGGGCTTATTCGGCTTGATGCGTTCGACGCGCATGTCGTACCTCCTTGGGCGTACGCCCCAGCGGCCCTCACGGACCGCCTGGGGGAAAGCCCCGGCGAACCCGGCCACTGTGGACTACGGAATGGTGGGGGCTGTCAAGACCCTGCGCGGATTGTGACGTAAAATTGACAAAAAATTGTGTCCAGCCACGCCGGCGGCACAACTGGTTGTATGCCGGCCACCGTTGAGGTCAGGTCTGCCTCGGCGGCTGAGGAGAGGGAGAAGTACTACCGCCCGCTCGGTGCGGCGCGCGAGTTGATGCGCGCCACATCTCGTGAGGTGCTGTTGGCTGGGCCGGCCGGCACGGGCAAGAGCAGGGCGTGCCTGGAGAAGCTGAACCTGGTGTGCATGCAGCTGCCGGTCAGGTGCGCCATTGTGCGTAAGACCAGGAAGTCGATCACCCAGTCGGCCATGGTCACCTTTGAGAGCAAGGTGCTGCCCCAGCCGAGTGCGGTGCTCTTTCACACCGGCGACCAGGAGTACCGCTACCCGAGCGGGGCCAGGATCGTCGTGGGTGGGCTGGACGACGCCGAGAAGATCGGTTCGACCGAGTTCGACATCGTCTACGTCCAAGAGGCCACCGAACTGGATGAGGAGGACTGGGGCATGCTCTTGCGCGGCTTGCGCAATGGCGTGCTGCCGTATCAGCAGATCATCGCCGACTGTAACCCTGGCCCGCCCGACCACTGGCTGAAGCGCAGGTGCGACGCCGGCACGACCGTCTTGCTGGAGTCGCGGCACGAGGATAACCCGGCCGTCACGCCCGAGTACCTGAACGCCCTGGACTCGCTCACTGGCTGGCAGTACAAGCGGCTGCGCCTCGGTCTGTGGGTCGCCGCCGAGGGCATGTACTTCACCGAGTGGGATCCGAACGTGCACATCGTCCCCGACTTCCGAATCCCGGACGACTGGCCACGCTGGCTGGCTGTCGATTATGGCTTCGCCGCGCCCTTTTGCTGCCTGTGGTTTGCACGCGAGCCCGAGACCAGGAACATCTTCGTGTACCGCGAGATCTACCAGGCCGGCTGTAGGGATGAGCAGCAGGCGCTCGCCATCCTGGCGGCCACGGGCTCCGAGACCATGCAGCTGCAGGTGCTCGATCCGAGCATGTTCAACGCCCGCACCGAGATGCAGCGGCCGAGCATCGCGCACGTCTACGCGGCAGCCGGGGTGTGGCCGGTCTGCCCTGGCATGAATAACCGCAAGCAGGGCTGGGCAATCGTCCGCCGCGCGCTCGCACTGGACGGAATGGGTATCCCTCGTCTGCGCGTGCTCGGCGGGCGTGCGCCCAATCTGTGCCGCACGCTACCCACTCTGGTCCACGACCCGCTCGATCCCGAGGACGTCGCCGATACGCTGCACCAGCAGAAGGTCGAAGACCACGCCCCCGATGCGCTCAGGTATGGCCTGTGCGCCGAGGCCCAGCCGCCTGAGCCGACCGACATCGGCGATATCCGCTGGGCGGCATGACCGTAAGCCACGCCGTCGAAGACGCCATCCTGGGCGGCGAGCGCAGGAGTGACGGGCTGTGGGTGCATCGCGGCAGACTGAGCGTCGGGCCCGCTGGCTCACCGCCACTGGGCGGCGCGCCCTATTCGTCCGGCGATATCAACGCCAATCGCGGCGACGGTACGGGTGTGTACTACTTCGCCGGCAAGGGTGACAAGTACCTGTACTGGAGCGGCAGCGGCTTCCAGCTGGTCGGCGGACCGCTCCAGTTCACACCAGCTGCCAATACCGTCAACACCCTGCTTGGGAACTACCGTCAGGCCGGCGGCTGGTCCGTGCCCGCAGTCAACCAGTGGTATGAGTCGAATGCCCAGGTCAGCGTCACCACCACCGGTCGAACAATTCGCGCCGATGCCTCAGGTGCCCTCTTCAGCGCAACGGCGGGTGCCTACATCTACGTCGGCCTGATGACCGACGGTGCGATGACCTTTGATTCGGTCACCGCGACCACTATCCCGGCTGCGAATGGCGTGGTGCCGTTTGGGTTCAGCTGCTACTGGACCCCGCTCGGCGGACTACACCGCTTCTCCATCGCGCTGTACTCGAATGTGGCCACCAGCAGCGGCTTCTGGAATGGCGTGTATACCCACCTGTGGATCACGGAGCAAAAGGGGTGAGCAATCCGTCTGATCCGACGTACGCCATTGCCAAGTCGAATCCGCCACCGCAGGTTGCTCCGCAGCATGCCTTCGTTGCTCCCGAGCGCGGCGCGCACCTGCCGTGCTGGTTTCCGCTGCTGCGTCTGGACGACGGACATGTGGTCCACTGCGGACTCAGTCGCGCGCAACACGCCCACCACTCCGGAGTAAACGCCTTGTGGGAGCGGACTGACGGACCATGAGCACCTCGGCTACCTATAGCTGGCAGATTAGTGATGCGCTGCACTTCCCGGTGCGCGATCCGGTCCGCTTCCTGGCCCTGGCTGTACTGCTCAGGTGGCGGCAGGACGTGGCAGAAGGGCGCGCTGACACGGAGTTGGGTCCGGAGTGGGCGGAGGCAGCTGACGTTCCGGAGGACTGGATTCAGGCATGAGCATGTACGCCAGCCCGCCGCCTGGCTGGTTCAAGGAGTCACACGCCGACGACGCCATGGAGCGCGGCTGCATGGAGTTGGCGCAGGATCTGCGCAATCAGTTTGCGGACCGCGACGAATTGTACGAAGACATTGACGCGGTGTTGTTCGGGAATGTGCCGGTCGAAATACCGGAGGCGTACAAGAAGACGGCCATTGAAGTGCGTAGTCCGTTGGCTTTGCACATCGCCAGCACCGTGACTGCGGCATTGTCGGTCAATCCGATGAGCACCACGTTCAAGCCCATTGGCTTCGGCGACATCTACCAGCAGAACAGCACACTCAGGGAGCAATTTTTCGAGGCCAGCTGGTTGCGTCAGGAGCAGGAAGCCAAACGCCAGCTGCTCAGATTGTTCATGTGGAGTCTGGCATGTAAGGGCGAAGGCATCCTGAAAACGGTGGAGCGCAGCAAGGCGGCCTGGTCGGAGTACGACGCCAAGAGCAAGAAGCTGCAGGAAGAATTGGACTCCGATGCGGAGTTCGACCAGGACGCCAAGGACCGCATGTACAACGCGGAGACGGAGAACTACAAGCTGAGCCTGCCGTATCCGATCTTCACCACCGATGTGCCGCCCGAGACGTTCTACTACACCAAGAACGAAAACGGCTACACCAGCTGCGTCGAGATCAAAGAGGTGCCCTACCAGGAGGCGCTCGAACGCTTCGGCGCGGGCCTGGATCGCTCCGGCAACGTGGTCGAACCGGACACCTGGAGCGGGCTGGACCCGCGCGCCATGGAGTTGGCCAGGGGCGAGTGGCACAACACCATGAAGAGCGCCGGCGTGCACACCCTGCGCTGCGTCGAAGCGTGGGACTACCAGTACCAGGTGATCTGCCTGCAGGGGCCCAACCAGCGCGCCAAGGGCTTCGACAAGGCGACCCTGTGCAAGGTCAACAAGCACTCGTACGGTGACCCGCTGCTCAAGACGCTGCGCGGCCCGTACTTCCACGCGCTCGGTATCACAACCGCATCACGATTGCCCGAGCACGCGGGCCTCAGCATATTGTTTGGCTTCCTGAGGTTGTTCCCGTTGCTCGATTCACTGCTCACCATGCAAGGCCAGGCGGCGTACATGACCGCCTACCCGGCGTTCAAAAAGACCACGCCGCCGGGCGCGATCCCTGGGCTGGCCGAGCGCCCGTATGGGCACGACGGGCGCGAAGGGCAGAAGGCGAGCACCGTCGAACCGGGCAAGCTGTTTCCGTTTGACGTCTCCCCGATTGACCAGCCCAAGAGCGGCCAGGACGCGCACGCCTTGATCGACAACGTCCGCCAGATGCTGGAGTTGGCGCTGCCGAGCGTGGTCCAGGGCATGGTCGCCGGCGACCAGAGCGGCTACGCGCTGAACCAGGCGGCGTACCTGGCGCGGCTGGGCTGGGATCCGATTGTCAAAAACGCCGAGGTCGCGCTGGGCGACCGCATCGGCTTCGAGTCGTGGCTGATCGAGCGGCGCATCGGCGAGAAGGTGTACGCCTGGGGCGAGATCGAGGCCAAGAAGGGCAAGAAGACCATCGGCGGCCAGACCAAGGCGACCTGGCTGGCGCTCGGCCCGGACGACCTGAAGGGCGTCCACCGCTACGAGGCCCACCTCGACCCGAGCACCCCGTCCAACGAGATCATCCAGACGCGCGCCATCGGCGAACTGATGCAGCTGAAGCTGATCACCTACGAGGACGCCGTGGAGCGCGCCGGGGGCAACCCGGACGAAGTCGAGAAGTCGTGGCTGCTGCACGACCTGAAGAACAGCGAAGAGATCCAGGCCGAACTAAAAAACGCCATCTTCCAGAAGGTGGCGACCATCCGCAGCGAGCGGCTGCAACAGGCGGGCATGCCCAATCCTCAGGAAGTGGCCAGTGGCGGCGGGCCCGCCGCTGGCCAAACCGGAGTACCGGGCGGCACACCGGGTACGCCGCCGGTCGCCGGGCCGGGTGGCATGCCTCCGAATCCGGTGCCATCCCCCGGTCAGGGGATGCCTGTCGCCCCGCCGCCACCTCCCGGCGGGGGAGGGGGAGGCATGCCGCCTGGTGGCATCCCCGGTGCACCAGTTGTGCCAAACCCGCGCGCGGGGATGCCCATCTGATGCGGCGGCGCTACACCGTCGCCGAGTGGCTTGTGTGGAACGGGCTCGGCTGGCGCGGTTGCGAGCGCTGGAGTCGGTTCCTGTGGCGGTAAACGGCAACAGTGCGCGCGATTCGGCGCTCCAGCTGATGCAGCACAAGATGGAGCAGCTGGACACCTACATCGGCCTGCAGGTGCGCTTGCGGCGGGACGAGATGCTGTACGCATGCATGGTCGGCTGCTCGCGCGGCATTGACGACCTCGTTGGCGGGGCGCACGCAGCGCACGGCGCGTCGAATGATCAGGCCTGGCAATACGACGTCCAGGGCGCGCTGGGTGAGTTCGTGGTTGCCAAGCACTACGGCGTCTTCTGGTCGGGCGCGCTGGGTAACAAGCAGGCCAAGGACGTCGGCGGAGCGCAGGTGCGCTCAACACCAATCAGTGACGGCAGCCTGATCGTGCACAAGACCGACCCGGATGATGACCCGTTCGTGCTGGTGTGCGGACTGGGCCCCGTGTTCTGGATTCGTGGCTGGCTGCTCGGGCACGAGGCCAAGCAGGACTACTACTGGCGCACCCACGGTGTGCGTCAGGCTGCCTTCTTCGTGCCGCCCAGCGAATTGCGTTCGGTCGACACATTGGAGTTGCCATGGCGCGCATGATGGGTAACCCGCTGGAGTTTCAGGCTGACGGGCGCAAGGTTGTCTTGCTGACGCTCAAGGAAGCCGTCGCGCTGTACAACGCAATCCGCTACCTGGAAGCAGACGACTCGAAAGACCTGCAGCGTGCGCGCAACGTCCTGTTCAACCAGATCGAGTGGCTGTCGCATCCGACCGCTCAGGGGCACCACCACTGATGCCCCGGACCACGATGTTCGATGACGTGGCCAACGACCTGGCGTTGTGGATTGACGAAACCGCCAGCAAGGTGGCGCTCGCGCTCGCGCCACGCACGGCTCCGTTTGCGGTGTCGCTGACTGAGGAACAGAAGCTGGACATCTACACCCGTCAGATGTTCAACCCTGATGGCTCGCCCAACCAGGCGGGACGCCAGGCGCAGCTGGCGCGGCTCGGACCGGACGGTTTCGCCCAGGTCTACAAGGCCGTCATCCAGGCTCATCCGGAGTTACGCCCGAACATGCCCGAGCCGGACTCCATCGATGCGCTCGCGCCGCCCATGCCTCAGGGGGCGGGTCTGCCACCCAGTGGCCCGCCACCTGGGGCACCTCCAGGCCCGCCACCCGGTCCACCACCAGGGCCGATGCCACCAATGGGAGGCTAGCCCGTGCCACAGAACTACAACAGCCAGTTCGTTCAGGACACCATCGCGCAGGCCGACCAGGTCGCCAAGGATGCCTACAACCAGGGCATGCTGCAGTACTACAACGGCCAGCTGGCGTTGCAGAAGGCGCAGCAAGCCTGGAAGGAGACCGTCGATAAGGCTGGTCTCACTGGCATGTACGAGGGCCAGTACACGATGCCGACTCAGCAGTGGTTTGCTGAGCAGTTCGGCACCTGGGGGACGCCCCAGCCTGGCCAGGCGACGATGGCCCGCGAGCAGCAGTTGTTTGGCCAGGGCGCAACCAACGCCCAGCTGTACGGGCGCAACGTCGGGCCAGGCGGTCCAGCCGAGGGCGAGCAGACCCTGGCCGGCGCGGAGCAGGGCTACACCCAGTGGCTGCGCAGCCAGCAGCTGGCGCTCGCGCAGCAGACCCAACAGCAGAAAACCGCTCAGGATTACCTGAACCTGCTGTCCAATCTGCGCGGGCCCGCTGACTGGGCCAAGTACCAGCAGGTGCTGGGTTCAACACCTGGCGGCATGCGCGATCTGGTTTCGGCAGCGATGGGTCAGTACGTGCCCGGTGGTGGCGCGACGACCGGCATGCAGCCCACGCCAGTCAGCTTGCAGTCACTCCAGTCGGACGTCCTGGGCACCGGCCAGCAGGGCTACGGGGCGTTCGCGCCCCAAGCCCAGGGCCAGGCGCAGTGGTACGGCCAGCCCGCGCAACAGCAGCAGGCTGCGCCTCAGCAGAACATGTACACCCAGGGACCGGAGTCGCTCGGGCAATACCAAGCGCAGGCGCAGCAGGCGCAGAACCAGATGACGATGCAGAACCAGTACTACAACCAGCCCCAGCAGCCCCAGGTTGGCTGGGGGAACGAGCAACTGG